TAACTCAAAATGTAGATACACCTAGTAATAACTTTGCTACTTTAAATGCTATAAATAATTTTTATCCTGAAGCAACATTTAGTAATGGGAATTTAAAAATTACAACAAAAGAATCAGCACCAGTAATGGGAACCATAGGAGCATCAAGTGGTAAATATTATTGGGAAGTAAAAGTAAACGCTTTAGCAAGTACTTATGGAACTATTGGAATCGTTGGAACACAAGCAACAGCATCTACTCAATTTATAACATCAAATGCTAATGAGTATATGTATTATTCTCAAGGTAGTTTGAACTATAATGGTGGAAGTGTAAGCTCAGGATATGATACTTATACTGCTAATGATATTATTGGTATTGCAATGGACTTAGATAATAATAGATTATTTGTTAGTAAAAATGGAACTTGGCAAAATTCAGCAGACCCAACATCAAGCACAGGTGCTTACACAATAACTGCACCAGCTTCTACATCACTTGGTGCTTATTTCCCAGCAGTAGGTTATTGGGACGATAACGATTCTGCAAATGGAACTTATGAATGTAACTTCGGACAAGGATATTTCGGAACAACTGCTGTAGCTTCTGCTGGAACTGCACCTAGTGAGGGTGGAATCTTTGAATACAATTGTCCTAGTGGCTACCAAGCATTATGTACGAAAGGTATTAACAGTTTTTAATTAATATGATAAAAAGGATTTAACTATGGCTTTACATTCGTTACACTCATGCAAAGAAATTCAACAATATAAGGAGATATTGTAATTATGGCTTATATTTCATTTCAACCTAACGATTATTTTAATACTAAACTTTATACAGGTAATGGTTCAACTCAATCTATTACAGGAGTTGGATTTGCACCTGATATGGTATGGACAAAAAAAAGAAGTGCTACTGACTTCCATGCTATTAATGACAAAGTAAGAGGTGCTTTAAAAATAGTATTTCCAAATACAACTGATGCAGAAGATACTTCTTCTGGTTGTTTAACATCTTTTGATAGTGATGGTTTTTCTTTAGGTAGTAATAGTGGTTTTAATGCTAATACTGCTACTTTTGCATCTTGGAATTGGTTAGCTAATGGTCAAGGTTCATCAAACACAGACGGAAGTATAAACACAACATACACATCAGCTAATACAACAAGTGGTTTTTCTATATCTACTTACACAGGCACAGGTTCTAATGCCACAGTTGGACACGGACTTGGAGTAAAGCCGTCTATGATAATTTGTAAGAGATTAAATTCAACAGGAAGCTGGATAACTTATCATTCATCTTTAGGTGCTACTAAATATTTATATTTAAATGCAACAGATGCTTCAGCAACAAATTCAACAGTTTGGCAAGATACTGAACCTACAACTTCTGTATTTAGTGTTGGAACAGCATCTAATTGTAATGCTAGTGGTGGAACATATATTTGTTATGCTTTTTCAGAAAAACAAGGCTTCAGTAAATTTTCCAGCTTTGTCGGCACGGGGTCAAGTGATGGTCCATTTTTATACTGTGGTTTTAAACCAGCTTTCATTATAATAAAAAATGCAGATGATGGTTCTAAAAATTGGGTAATGTTATGTTAGATAATAAAAGACCAAGTACAGGACAAAATCCAGCAGATGATATTTTATTTCCTAACACAAGTGGTGCTGAATCTTCTAGCCAAACTGATAGATTAGTGGATTTTGTAAGTAATGGGGTGAAGATAAGAGCAACTTCATTACAAATGAATGGTAGTGGTAACACACATATTTTTATGGCTTTCAGCGAAGAAAGTATCGTATCATCAAATGGTGTCCCAGCTACAGCAAGATAATCAACAAAGGAGATAATGATGAAATTAAGTTCTAATTTTTCTTTAGAAGAATTAATTAAGTCACAAGTTGCTGAAAGAAAGGGTATTAATAATAATCCATCTCCAGCACAGATAGAAAATCTTAAATTATTATGTGAGAATATACTTCAACCCTGTCGAGATCATTTTGGTAAAGTATTAACTGTATCTAGTGGATTCCGTAGTGCTGAATTATGTATAGCAATAGGTTCAAGTGTAGAAAGTCAACATTGTGCAGATGATGGTTCTAGTGCTTGTGACTTTGAATTATTTGGAATTGATAATAAAGAAGTAGCAGATTGGGTACATAAGAACACACCGACAGATCAAGTAATTTTAGAGTTCTACAAAGAGGGTCAACCAAACTCAGGTTGGGTTCACGCATCATACAATAAAAATGAAAGTAGAAAACAATATTTGATTGCGTATAGAGAAGATGGTAGAACAAAATATAAACCTAAATTAGATTAATAGGGGGGCGACTTGCGAGAGGAAGATCGCCCTTAAAAATAGAAAGGAAAAACACTATGGCACCAATGGGAACAGGAACATACGGGTCTAAAAGAGGTAGACCAGCTAAAAAGAAAAAGAAAAATAAAAAGAAGAAGAAGTAATGAAGAAGAAACCTATATTTGCTAAAGCTAGACCAAAAAGATTAGGGAAACCAAAGTCTTTTAATAAGATGATAAGAAGTTTGGTAAAAAGGTTTCTCTTTATAAAAACATCTTTATCTCACAATCTATTAAGAAGTATAAGCCGAGAAAGAAAAAGTAATGGCTAAGAGTCCTAAAACAACAGGCGAACATATTGTTAGTTTATACGGACACATTAAAGGTTTATCGAGAGAGATAAATACAATCAAAAATAATCATCTAAAACATATCCATCAGGACATAGATAAAATCCACGACAAGCTAGACCAACGATTCGATAATATTACGAATTGGATAATATACGGATTAGGTGCTGTTGCTTTACTTGTGATTACCCAACTACTTTACATTTTATCAAAATAGCAGTACAAGTAAAACTTGTATGAAATATAAGAGAATACTTTGCATATCTGATTTACATATACCAGCACACCACCCACAAGCTTTTGATTTTTTAAAAGCATTAAAAAAACATATTAAACCTGATTTGATTGTTAATGGGGGAGATGAATTAGATAAACACGCTTTGTCAATGTGGGATTCAGACCCTGATTTACCTAGTGCTGGAGATGAATTAAGAATCAGTAAGAAATATATATGGGAATTAAAAAAGATATTTCCTAAAATGATTTTGTTACATTCAAATCATTCTTCTCTAATTTATAGACGGGCATTAAAAAATGGTATGCCTAGAGCATATTTAAAATCATATAATGAATTTTTAGAAGTAGATAAAGGTTGGAAATGGGTTGATGATTTAAACTTAAAATTAAGTGATGATTCAGAATGTTATTTTACGCACGGAATGTCAAGTGATGGTATCAAGCTTGCTATGCAGTATGGAAAAAATGTTTGTCAATTTCATTTTCACTCGAAGTTTAATATACAATATTTCTCAAATCCTGATAACTTAGTGTGGTCGCTTCAATGTGGTTGTCTTACAAAACAACAATCATTAAACTTTTTATATGCAAAGAATTTTAGATTAAGGTTCGTTATTGGAACAGGTGCAATAATTAATGGGCAACCAAGATTATTTCCAATGATTTTAAAAAGTGATGGTAAATGGATAGGTAAGATAGTATGAAGAAGAAATGCTGTGGAAAGTATGCTTTAAAAGGCGAGAGAGCAACGGAGAAAGCGATTGATAAGCAAGTGGGTGGTAGTCACTACAAAGCTTTTGCAATACAACCAATAGAATTTATAACAGCGAATAACCTTGATTTTATACAGGGCAATATTATAAAATACTGCCTGAGAGAAAAAAACGAAGAAAAACCTCACGAGAAATGGGATAAGATTATCCATTATTGTGAATTAGCAAAGGAATTAAAATAATGTGGTTCACACTAGGTAGATTAGCATTAAAAACAGGTGCAGAAGTTTATAAGAATAGAAAAAGGGCAAAGCTTTTAGAAAGTGAAGCAGAAGTAAAACATTTAGAACGAGTTGTTGCTGGAGAAGTAGAACATAAAAAAGTTATGATACAAGCACAGCAAAACGATTGGAAAGATGAATTTTGCTTAATATTAATTTCAATACCTTTACTGTTATTAGCTTGGTCTGTATTTAGTGA